CAAAGGCGAAATGCTGACGATGCGCGAATTCTGGGGGCTGGTGAATGGTGAGAACATCATCCACACGGCCCACAAAACGAGCACATCGCACAGCGCCTTCGTCCGGCTGGTGAAGATCCTGACGGCTGCCGGGTACACCGAGCAGGGCCGGAAGAAGAAGGGCGTAACCAATCCGGAGAAGTCCTTCAAATCAACTAAGCAGTACGGCCTGGAACAGATCTTCCTGGAAAACGGCGGATCCATCGTGTTCCGCACCAGGACGGAGGCCGGCGGCATCGGTGAATCGTTCGATCTTCTGATCATCGATGAAGCCCAGGAATACACGGCCACGCAGCAGTCAGCGCTGATCTACACGATTGCAGCGTCCAGGAACCCGCAGACGATCTTCTGCGGGACTCCGCCGACCGTATCCAGCAAGGGCGATGTCTTCAAGGGCTTCCGGAACAGGGTGCTGTCCGGGAACACGCAGGATGCCGGCTGGGCTGAGTGGTCGGTCTACCAGAAGCCGGACAACATTATGGATCCGGATCTGTGGTACGAAACCAATCCGAGCCTGGGCATTATCCTTAGTGAACGGACGATCCGCAACGAGGATGTCGATAACCATCTTGACTTCGTCATCCAGCGCCTGGGCTATTGGCACACGTATGAGCTGAAGTCGGAGATCACGGAAGCAGACTGGCTGCATCTGAAGGTCAAGGCACTGCCGAAGTTCACCGGCAAGCTGTATTACGGCATCAAGTTCGGAGCAGACGGGGCTAACGTGGCCATGTCTGTGGCTGTTAAGACAACGGACGGCCGGATCTTCCTGGAAACAATCGACTGCAGACCGCAGGCACAGGGCATGGAATGGATGGTGGACTACCTCCGGCAGAGCCGGTGCGAGGCGGTGGCAATTGATGGCAAAGGGAAGGCGGATCTGATGATGCAGCTGCTGGACGGCGAGAAGATCCGCACGAAGCACATGATCCCGGCCACCGGCGAGGCCATCACGGCATACTCCGGCTTCCGGCAGTCCATCGATGACGAGACGATCTGCCACAGCGGACAGCCATCGGTCACGCAGGCCGTGGCGCACTGTGAGAAGCGGCTGATCGGATCGAATGGTGCCTTCGGATACAGATCTACCAACCCGGACATAGAAGTGGCCATAGTGGAGTCCCTGGCGTTGGCCAGATGGCTCTGCTCAGTAACTAAAGAACGAAGAAAACAACGAATCGGGTATTAAGCTGGCTCTCCGCCGGCTTTTTACATATTTACGCTACACAGCGGTTAACAGTGGGAGGAGAAAAACATGGCAGATTTCAAAGCAATCACTACACAGGATGAATTCGATGCGGCGATCAAGGACCGGCTCGAAAGAGCCGAGAGGAAGATCCGGGAAGAGTACAAAGGATGGACATCCCCGGACGATCTGAAGAAGCTGGCGGACACACACAAGTCGGAGATTGACTCGCTCAACACGGCGCACTCTAAAGAGTTGGAGAAATATGCCGGCTATGACGAGAAATTCTCGGCACAGGAGCACAGGATCCACGAGCTGGAGGTATCCGGCCTCAAGACGAAGATCGCGAGCGACATGAAACTGCCGCTCGATGCTGCCGAGTTCCTGCAGGGTGAGGACGAGAAATCGATCCAGGAGAGCGCGGAAAAACTTTCCAAGCTCTCGAACACACATCCGTCCGGTTACGTTCGGAACACCGAGCGCGACACGGGCGATGCAAAAGACAAGGTCTGGCGGGACTTTGCGTCCCAGCTGCCGGGCCGACATGACTAAGGAAAGGAAAAAGAAAAAATGGCAAATGTAATTGCAAGAGGCACAAGCCTTCCGACACAGGTTGTCGAAGAAATGTTCAATGCTGTCCGCGGCGAATCCGCACTGGCTAAACTGTCTGCCCAGCGTCCGATTCCGTTCAACGGCACAACCGAAATGGTCTTCTCTCTGGACCATGAAATCTCCATCGTTGGCGAAAACGATCCGAAGGTAAACGGCGGCGGCGCTGCTACACCGAAGGTCATCCGTCCGTATAAGTTCGAATACGGCCTCCGGGTCAGTGACGAATTCCTGTATGGCACAGAAGAATACAGAATGAATACCCTGCGGACATTCGCAGAAGGCGCTGCCCGCAAGGCTGCCCGCGGTCTGGACATCGGTGCTCTGCACGGCCTGAACCCGTACGACCTGACAGCCAGCACTGTCATCGGCAACAACAACTTCGAAGCACAGGTTTCCAACACTGTTACCTATGCGGCTGCCACTGCTGATGCCAATGTATCTGCAGCTGTCGCTCTGGTCGAAGCTGCCGGCGTTATGCCTGACGGTGTGGCAATGTCCACAACCATGAAGGGCGCTATTTCCGCCCTGGCCGCAAACGGCGCTCCGAAGTATCCGCAGTTCGCCTGGGGTTCCGCTCCGGAACAGCTCGGCGAAATGACACTGGCTGTCAATCCGACAGTTTCCATGGCTGCTACAGGTGCCACAAAGACACTGCATGGCCTGGTCGGTGACTTCTCCGCCTTCCGGTGGGGCTATGCCAAGGAAATCCCGCTGCAGGTCATCGAATATGGCGACCCTGACAACAGCGGTTCCGATCTGGCCGGCCATAACCAGGTCTACCTCCGTGCCGAATTCTACATCGGCTGGGGCATCCTGGCTCCGAGCTTCTTCGCTAAGATCGAAGCTTAATGCGGACATACCGCAACACGGTCACGGGAGTGATCGTTTGTGTCGATGCCGAAGTTAAGGGGGAGTGGGAAGAGATTCCCGCTCCCGCTTCTGACGCTCCGGAGCCGGTGAAGGAAGCCAAGCCTGCAGTCAAGAAGGCAAAGACACCAAGAAAAAAGAAATGAGGTGGCAACATGGCTGAACCATTTGCAACCATTACAGATGTGCAGACACTGTTCCGCGCATTGACGGCAGACGAGCAGACACGGGTTAATGCTCTGCTGCCTATCGTATCGAATGAGCTGCGCTACCGGGCTACGCTGATCGGCCGGGATCTGGATCTGATGATCATGGACAATCCATGGCTGGAGGATGTGGCCAAAGAGGTCACCGTCTCCGCAGTGTCGAGGATCCTCCGGCAGAACACATCCGGAGAAGCAATGGCACAGGAGAGCCAGTCGGGTCTCGGATATTCCTGGAGCGGCACCTATGCGGTGCCCGGCGGCGGGATCGGCAACGCTATCCTGCCTTCGGATCTGAAGCGGCTCGGCCTTAAGCGGCAGCGCATCGGGATCTACGACCCATTCGCTCCGCATAAAGGAGACTGCTGATGATCCAGGGCATGACCATCACCCTGCTGGAGAAGACGCAGAACGGAACGGACGCATTCAATCATCCGCTTTACGTTTACACGCCTGTCAGTGTCGATAATGTGCTTGTCGGTCAACCCTCAGACGATGAGCGCACGAGCGAACTGAATCTGACAGGGCGGCGGATTGAGTATGTGCTTGGCATTCCGAAGGGCGACACGCATGACTGGGAAGACCAGATCGTGGAGTTCTTCGGGCACCGGTTCCGCACATTCGGAATCCCGGTCCAGGGCATCGAGGCGAACATCCCGCTCAGCTGGCACAAGAAGGTGAGGTGCGAACGGTATGAGTGATAAATATCGTGTTGTACTGATCTCCTCCGGAGTGCGGCAGATGCTGCAGTCTCCGGAAGTCGAAGGCTACATCCGGGAAGCCTGCAAGATGGTCGAAGGCAGGGCCGGTAACGGCTACTCTATGAACGTGAAGAAAGGCAAGAAGAGAATGGTTGGCAGAGTTTACGCTTACACCGATGAAGCGGCTCGTGACAACTATAAAAACAATACTCTTCTGAAGGCACTGCACGGATGATAGAGAAGATTGTGCTGGATTATCTTGCCGAAGAACTTGATCCGGTGCCGGTATACATGCAGGCACCTGAGTCGATCCCGAATCCCGGATCTGACAAATTCGTTGTCCTTGAAAAGACAGGATCCTCGCTGGAGAACCATATCTTCTCCGCTGAAATTGCGGTCCAGTCCTATGCTCCGACTCTGTACGAAGCGGCCGTACTGAACGAAGCGGTCAAGGCAGCGATGCTGCAGATCATTGAACTGTCGGAGATCACCCGTGTGGATCTGAACAGCGACTACAACTTCACAGACGAGACAACAAAACATCCTAGATACCAGGCTGTTTTTGATCTCGTTCACTATTAATGAAAGGGGCATATTATGGCTAATTCTGCATATGTAACCGCCGGCAAGCCAAAGATCGGCGGTGCAATCAGCGTAGCGCCGACCGGAACAACACTTCCGACAGACGCGACCACAGCGCTGGCAACGGGGTTCGTTAATCTGGGCTTTGTGTCCGAAGACGGTCTGGCCATGGCTGTTACCAGGGACTCGGAAGAGATCAAAGCCTGGGGTGGCGACACCATCATGACCAGCCAGACAGAATTCCAGGAGACATTTACATTCACCCTGGTCGAAGCTCTGAACGCTGATGTCCGTAAGGTCGTGTTCGGCGACAGCAACGTGACAGGCGATCTGACTACCGGGCTGACAACAATCGGCAACTCCGAAGAGCTGGAGGCTCATTCCTGGGTAATCGATCTGGCTTACAACGGCGCAGTCAGCCGTATCGTTCTGCCGTACGGCAAGATCTCCGAGGTTGGCGATACTTCCTATGTTGACGGCGAGCCGGTCGGCTACGAAGTCACAGTAACGGCACTGCCGGATACAAGCGGCAACTGCCACTACGAATACACCATTGCTCAGTAATGATGATCCAGGGGAAGACGCGCACCGGGTTCGAGTTCGAAGTGGATGCTGGAGTGCTCAATGACATGGAACTCATTGACGCGCTGGCCGATACGATGAACGAGAACCCGCTGGCTTTTTCTGCTGTCTGTACCAAACTTTTTGGCCCGGAGCAGAAGAAGCGCCTGTACGAACATTGCCGGGAAGACGGCCGGGTTCCGGTCGAGAAGATCAGCGAAGAGATCGCTGATGTTTTCAAGGCAGTAGGAGAAGCAGGAAAAAACTTCTGACCCTTGCCTGGATGGTGCATACCGACAGATCTGCGCTGATCTGCGATCTGGCGGAGACTTACGGCATATATGACATGGGATCGCTTCCGGTCACAACGGTGGCGATCCTTGCATCCGGGTTAAGGGACAATTCCAGAATAAAGATGAAGTTGGCGGGGATGAAGGTCAGCAACGAACTACTGCTGCTGGCTCATGCCGTGGACCGTCTGTCAGTTCTTATCTGGCAGGACACCAAGGACGGCATGAGGGGCCGGAATAAGCCTCCGTCCATCGCCGAAAAGATTCTCTACGGAGATTCGAACAAGAAATTCAAAACCGATGGATTTGACACACCGGATGCCTTCTGGGAGGCCCGGCGGAAAATCCTAGAAAGGGGGCGGCAGAATGGCTGACATTGCAAAAGCGTATGTACAGATCATACCGTCAGCGGAAGGCATCAAGGGCGGCATTACGCAGGTCCTGAGTGGCGAAGCCGTACGTGCCGGTCAATCGGCCGGTGCCAAGATCAGCGCCAGTCTGAAAAAGGCCATCGTTGCCGCGGGGATCGGCAAGATTCTCGGCGACACTGTCAGTGCATCGCTCAAAGCCGGAGCAGCTCTGCAGCAGTCCTTCGGCGGCCTTGAAACGCTCTACGGGGACGCGGCAGATGCGGCCAAGCAGTACGCTCTGGCGGCGGCAGAAGCTGGCATCGATGCAAACACCTACGCTGAACAGGCCGTCAGCTTCGGCGCTGCACTCAAGCAGGCTTATGGCGGTGACACTCAGGCCGCCATGGAAGCGGCCAACATGGCCATTATGGACATGGCCGATAACTCCGCGAAGATGGGCACAGACATCCAGTCGATCCAGTCCGCATATCAGGGCTTCGCCAAGCAAAACTACAGCATGCTGGACAACCTTAAGCTCGGTTATGGCGGCACTCGCTCCGAAATGGAGAGATTGCTGAAAGATGCTTCCAAGCTGTCTGGCGTTGAGTATGACATCTCCAACCTTGGTGATGTGTACGAAGCGATCCACGTTATCCAGGAAGAGCTGGGCGTGGCCGGCGTTGCGGCGGACGAAGCCAAGGCAACACTGTCCGGATCTGCCAACGCTGTCAAGGCAGCATGGCAGAATGTCCTGGCATCCATGTCAATGGGGCTGGACATGTCCGGACCGGTTACGCAGCTTATGCAGTCGACCGGAGCGCTTATCTTTAACAATCTGATTCCAATGATCGGGAACATTATCAAGTCAGTTCCGCAGATCGCAATGACTGCGATTCAGGGGATCATGCCCACCATACAGACAGGGCTGAACGCACTGCTGAGCGGGCAGGCCGGCACCACGATCGCGGCGCTGACAGCGTCCTTTATGGAGCGCGTTCCGGAGCTTCTGGCAGTCGGTGCGCAGCTGCTTGCCAACATCGCGCAGGGCATCTACACGATGCTGCCGCAGGTCATTGAAGCGGCGGCCGGCGTGGTTGCACAGATTGCCGCCACAATCGCAGCGCATCTGCCGGAGATCCTGCAGAAGGGCATCGAACTGATCGGGCAGCTGGCGGCGGGCATTATCCAGGCCATCCCGGACCTGATGCAGAAGATCCCTGAAGTCTACAACAACATAAAGCAGAAATTTTCCGAATTCGACTGGCTCTCTATCGGCGGTGACATCATCAAGGGCATTGCCAAAGGTATTTCCAATGCGGCTGGAGAGATCGCCAGCGCGGCCAAGGAAGCCGCGCAGCGGGCGCTTGACGCTGCGAAGAATGCCCTTGGTATTTCTTCTCCGTCTAAAGTCATGGAGAAGGAAGTCGGCCGGTACATCTCCGAAGGTATCGCTGTGGGCATCGAGAAGTATGCCTACAAGATCGATGACGCTGTCGAGGATGTAACGGATCTCGGCCTTGGAGACTTCGCCTCCGGGCGGCTTACGGCCACACCGTACACCAGGACATCCGAAGCCGGATTCACGCAGAATATCACAGTCAACTCTCCGACAGCGCTGATGCCGTCAGAGGTTGCAAGACAGACACGGAACGCAACGCAGCAGATGGCACTGGCCATGAGTGGGGTGTATTGATATGGGACAGGTTAACAGATCAATCACATGCTCCAATTCGGACGGCGTGTCGCTGACATTTGCAGAGAAGGGCATGACACCTTTCCTGCTGGTGGATGCGGAAGGCTGCTATTACGTGCAGAACAATGTCACGATCTCGGAGAACACAATGTCAGACGGCGGCGCGTACCAGGGCAGCATAGCCAGGGTGCGGAACATCGTTCTGACGCTCCGGGATCTGCAGAACCACGTTCACAACCGGAACCTCCTGGATGCGCTGTTCAAGTCCGGGGAGGCCGGCACACTGATCTTTCGGGAAGAGGAAAACGAACGGCAGATTAGCTACTATGTCGAGTCCGTCAACAGCACCGGGCAGTACGGTGCCAGAACTTACACGGTCAGCCTGCTGTGCCCGGATCCATTCTTCTACGCACTGCAGGATGTGTCCGTGTTTATGGCTGCATGGGTGCCGAACTTCGAGTTCGTGCACGAGTTCATATCTTCCGGGGAAGAGATCGGTTACCGGGATCTTCAGCGGTCGCAGAACATCGACAACCAGAACGCGGCGGACAACATCGGCATGACCATCACGATTACCGTGAATGGTAATGTCACCAATCCGTCAGTGACCCGCGTAGAGTCCAACGAGACGATCACGGTCGGCACGGAATCCAAGCCGCTGAACATGGTGGCAGGTGATGTGCTGACGATCACAACGGCAGACAATGACAAGCATGTTTATCTCACCTCAGACGGCGTTACGACTGAGATCAACGAGTATCTAACCGAGGATTCCGTATTCATCCAGCTGATGCGCGGATCCAACAATATCGGTTACTCGGCAGCCTCCGGAGAGTCGAACATGGTTGTCGAGCTTACCTATCGGCTGAAATACCAGAGCGCATAACATGGAGATCCGGATATATGACCCGACCATGGCCTTCCAAGGCCTGGTCGAAGATCAGACTTCATTGCTGTGGAACCGGGCATACTTCGGGGGCGGGTCCTTCGAACTGTACTGCCCGGTTACACCCAACAACCAGGGCCTGCTGCAGATGGGCAATCTGGTATGGATCAAGGGTGCAGCCGATGCGGGAGTCATCGAGTCTCTGACGCTGGAACAGAACTCGGTAAAGAATCAGATCACGGCAAAAGGCCGGTTCCTGGACTCGTACATGTCGAGACGGCTGATCCGGCCGATGTATGAGATCAATGACGGCTATGTCGAGACAGCCATGCGGGCGATCCTCAGCAATGCTGAACCACTCCCGCTGGTGCAGCTGGGGCCGGTGATGGGCTTCGAGGAGAAAGTGACATTCCAGGCCACGTACAAGAACCTGTTCGACTACGAGCAGAGGCTGGCCAAGTATGCGAACATCGGCTTCCGGTTCCGTCCTGACTTCACAAACAAGACGATCACCTTCGAGCTGTACAAGGGCTTGGACAGATCAATCCATCAGTCAGATCGGAACAGGGTGATCTTCTCGCAGGCGTACAACAACATCGCCGAAGCGAAGTATTCGACCAACAGCCAGCTGCTTAAGACGACATGCTATGTCGGCGGCCGGGGAACAGGATCCAGCCGGGAGTTTGTTATCGCCGGGGACGATACGCTGACCGGCCTGCGCAGGTTCGAGGTTTATGTCAACGCATCCGACATTTCGGACGAAGGGCTAACGGATGCGGAATACTACGATATGCTGCGTCAGCGCGGGAACAACGAGCTGCAGCATGACACATACGTTAATTCCTTCGAGTGCGTGACGGACGCGAACCGCAACTTCGTTTACAAGACGAACTACGACATCGGCGACATCATCACGATCGAGAAGGAAAACTGGGGCTTGAGTACAGATCTCCGGCTGACAGAGATCACCGAGATCTACGAATATGGCGCGATGAAAGTCTCGCCGACTTTCGGCACACCGCTGCCGGAAACAATAGATTGGAGTGAAGCAGATGGCTAATGAGTATGGACTGTTCTGGAACTCGGTCAGCTCGGACAGATTGTACGATGCGGACAGTTTTTCGGAATGGCTTAGGAAATTTTTTACCACTGGCGTGTTCAACGGGGAACTGCAGGTTCTCGCGTCATCCGGCATGGATGTCACGGTGCAGCCCGGCTACGCCAACATCGAAGGAAAGGTCCGGTTCTTCGATACCACAACCACGTTTACTCTGGCACCGGCCTCCGGCACATATCCGCGTATCGACACGATCGTAGTCGAGCGCAACGATACAGACCGCGAGATCACAATCAAGTATGTCCAGGGCACTTACTCCGGCAACACACCTGTCCCGACCGCCCCGGTCCGGGCGGCTGGTGTGTACCAGATCGTCCTGGCGCAGATCTACGTAGCAGTCGGTGCAACCGAGATTGCCCAGGGCAACATCACAGACACTCGCGCAGACAATACGCTCTGCGGCTGGGTAGTCGGCACAGTAGACCGGGTCGATGTCGAGCAGATGACGGCCCAGGTGCAGGACGAGATGGAGACATGGTTCGAGGGGATGAAGGACCAGCTGTCGGAAGACGCTGCCATCAACCTGCAGAACCAGATCAACACGATCAACACGGAGCTCGCCATCAC